CACGGCCTGTCGCCAGTGCTGGCAATCTTGGACGAAGTGGGCCAGGTGCGCGGCCCGACGGATGCCTTCATTGAAGCAATTGAAACATCTCAGGGCGCGCATGACGACCCGCTGTTGATTGCGATTAGCACGCAGGCGGCAACAGATGGCGACTTGTTCAGCATATGGCTGGACGATGCCAAGAACGCCAAAGACCCGCGCATTGTGAGCCACGTTTACACCGCGCCCGAGGATTGCGACGTGATGGATCGCAAGGCATGGAAAGCGGCTAACCCGGCGCTTGGCAAGTTTCGCGCCCTAAAGGATCTGCAAGACTTCGCAAAGCAAGCGGATCGGTTGCCAGCCAAAGAAAATAGCTTTCGATGGCTATACCTAAACCAGCGTATCGAGGCGACCAGCCCATTCCTAAACCGTGGAGAATGGGAAGCGAACAAGGGCGCCGCGCTTATTGAAGGCGGCATGACGTGCTACGCTGGCTTGGACCTTTCGTCCAGCCGTGACTTAACCGCTTTTGTAATGGTTTTCCCGGTGGGTGATGAGTATCACGTTTTACCGCAGTTTTTCATGCCGGGCGATGGCATACGGGACCGGGCGCAAGAGGACAAAGTGCCTTATGACGTGTGGGCGAAGCAGGGTTTCATTACGCTGATCGATGGCCCGGTTATTGTGCCGGCCGTTGTGGCGCAGCATGTGGCTGAGGCTTCAAGTGATTTTGATATGCAACTGATGGCCTATGACCGGTGGAGAATAAATGATTTCACGCGCGAGCTGGACGCGATTGGCGTGCAGCTTCCTATGCAGGCATTTGGCCAAGGCTACAAGGATATGGCCCCGGCGGTTGATAAGCTGGAACAGTTAGTTCTTGGTCACAAATTGCGGCACGGAGACAACCCGGTTTTGAATATGTGCGCGGCAAATGCGATTGCAGAACGCGACCCTGCAGGCAATAGAAAACTAAACAAAGCTAAGTCAGTGGGCAGGATTGACGGCTTGGTTGCGCTTGCAATGGCGCTTGGCGTCGAGGCAATGGGCGAGGGCGCAGCGGCTTCATCGCCTTGGGATGACCCAGACTTTACGTTTGGCGATTAACATGCTAACTTGCGCGAAATATCGAGGACGCTCGCATGGCATTTTTTGACCGGTTCCGAAAAACGGAAAGCCGAAACCTAGAAAACCCAAATGCTCCTGTTTCGGCTGCAGACTTTGTACAGGTCATGGGGTGGGGCGAAATGACGTCTTCCGCTGGCGTTACAGTCACTACCGACACGGCGCTGGGTGTCCCTGCAGTTTGGGCGGCAGTCAATTTCCTAAGCGGCACGCTTGCGGGTTTGCCGTTGCACGTTTACCGCAAGACGGCCAAGGGCCGCCAGCGTTCGAAAGGGCCACTGGAAGGCATCTTGCACGATGTGGCAAACGACAGCATGTCTTCGTTTGAATGGCGCAAGTATATGTTTGACCAAGTGTTTACCGGCGGGCGATGCGTGACGTATATCGAGCGGTCAAAAAATGGCGCTGTGAAAAACCTCTGGCCATTAGATCCGCAGCACACCCGAGTTGAGACACGCACCGACGGCAATCGACAGCGGCGCGTTTATCTTTGCAAGGGCGTAACATACGACGCAAGCGAGGTTCTGGACGTTCCGTTTATGGTCAAATCAAATGGGGTTGATGTACGCGGCCCGATCTCGACAAACCGCGATGCAATTGGCATGGCTATCGCTGCCAGCCAGTATGGTGCAAAAGCGTTTCAGTCTGGCGGCATTCCGCCTACGGTGTTGCAGGGGCCGTTTCAATCCGGCGCAGCGGCGGCGCGTGCATCCGAGGATGTGGCCAAGACAACGGCCAAGCTGGCCCGCGAGGGGCGCCCAATTATGGCGTTGCCTATGGGCCACGAGATGAAAACAATTGGCTTCAATCCGAACGAAATGCAACTGATCGAATTGCAGCGGTTCAGCATCGAACAGGTTGCGCGGATTTACAGCTTGCCGCCGGTATTCTTGCAGGATCTCACTCACGGAACATTCAGCAACACCGAGCAGCAGGATTTACAATTTGTTAAGCATACGCTGAAAAGATGGATCGAGCAGGTTGAACAAGAAATGAACTTGAAGCTTTTCCCGCGCGGGTCCAAGCAATATGTTGAATTTAACGTGGACGGACTACTTCGCGGCGACTTCAAGACGCGCATGGAGGCGCACGCAACGTCAATTCAAAATGCAATTCGCACGCCCAATGAGGTGCGCACAATTGAGAACATGGCACCCCATGATGGCGGTGAAAACTTAATGGTGCAAGGCGCAACCGTTCCGATCCAAACACAAGCCACAGACGGGAATGATCCAGAATAATGCGGCTAAGATCGGCTTGTCGTTATTGTTGCAGTTTTAATGCTGGTGTGATACTTTTCGGCAACACCATGGAGGCGATAAATGTCAGAACGTGAATTGCGCACAGCAGCGCAGCCGATGGAAATCCGAGAGGACGAAGGCGAGGCAATCCGCGTCTCTGGATATGCCGCCGTTTTTGGCGAGGAAACAAACATCGGCGGCATGTTCACTGAAGTGATAGATCGCGGCGCATTTGCTAACGCGCTGCAGCGTCAAGATGATGTTGTATTTCTTGTCAATCACGACGGCTTGCCATTGGCACGCACGCGGTCAGGAACGTTGAAGCTGACCGAGGACGAACGCGGCCTGTATATGGAAACAGAACTGGACGGCACAGATCCAGATGTACGCGCAATCGTTCCAAAGATGAAGCGCGGCGACCTGGACAAAATGTCGTTTGCTTTTGTGCAGAAGCGTCAGAAATGGGACGACAGCGGCGATATCCCAAAGCGCACAATTCAAGACCTAGAATTGCATGACGTGGCAATCGTCACCACGCCCGCTTATGAAGGAACAGAAATTGGCCTGCGGTCGCTTGAAGCGCACCGTGCAGATGCAAAAAAGTCACAGTCAACAAGACGCCTTCGCATAGCAGGACGCATTTCACAAGCAACAAGACGCCTTCGCATGAAAGGCAAGCTGTAACGAATAGCAGCGGACTCCCGCTGTTTGCCCTTTTCGCGCCGTGGGCAAGCGCTCGGACTGATCGTCGTGATGACAGACCAGATCCCTTAGATGGAGGCCCGAGATGGCTGATATTAAAACTTTGCGGGAGCAGATGGCGAAAATTGCCACTGAGGCCCGCGCTAAACTTGACGACGTGACCGACGACACGCCCGAGGATCGCGCAGCGGAGATCGAACGCGAGTTTGATGCCATGATGGTCGATCACGACAAACTGCAAGCAAAGGCAGAGCGTCTGACGAAAGTTGAAGCTGCGCTGCGCGCTGGCGATGCGGTTGATCTTGACCGCCGCCCAAAGTTTGAAGACCGTTCTGCTCCTGCGGTAGACGAAGGTTTGCAGATTGATTATCGCGCGGCATTTGCCGAGATGATTGCCGAGGGCGGTGACGCTTATGTTAGCCCAGAGGTTCGCAACGTCTTGAAAGAGCACCGCGTACAAACGGGCGGCACGACCACAGCGGGCGGCTACACCGTTCCGACTGAGCTTGCCAGCTTCATTGAAAAATCAATGATTGCAACCGGGCCGATGTATGGGAATGGGTTGTTTACCGTGATCAACTCGGCAAACGGTTCAACGTTCAACATTCCAACCATTGACGATACCGCAAAGACTGCCGAGGCGCATACAGAAGGCGGCACGGTCACTGACGATGGCGGCAAGGATGCAGTGTTTGGTCAAAAATCGCTTGGCGCGTTTGCCTTCGATTCCGAGTGGATACGCTGGTCGGCGGAGCTTAACGCGGACAGCATCTTGAACATGGAAAGCTTGCTTGGCGAGCTGATCGGCGAACGGCTTGGCCGGATTGCTAACAGCAAACTGACAACCGGTTCGGGTTCATCTGATGTTGAAGGCATCGTGACCAACTCCACGCTTGGCGTCACAGCGGCAGCAACGGCGGCGGTAACGTCTGACGAAATCATCGACCTAGTGCATTCTGTTGATCCGGCATATCGCGCCGCATCAAGCACCGCGCTGATGATGAACGACAGCACGCTGAAAGCGGTTCGCAAGCTGAAGGATGGCGACGGCAACTACCTGTGGCAAATGGGCAACATTCAAGCGGGCATCCCGCAGTCTTTGCTTGGCTACAATGTCGTGATCAACCAAGCGATGGCCAGCCTAGCGACAGGCAACAAGGTCATGCTGTTTGGTGATATGTCCAAGTTTTATGTACGCAAGGTCAATATGCCGAGCTTGTTTGTGGCGCGGGAGCGCTTTGCTCCGGATTATGGCATCCTTGGCTATATTCGCTTCGACGGCGCGCTAATCAACACCGCTGCAATCAAGCACATGATCACAGCCTAATCGGCTTTACGGTGGGCCGGGAAACTGGCCCACTAGTAAAGCTGAAAGGAAACCAAATGCCAAAAGTTAAACTGCTAACATCGATGGCCGGGATTGCGTTTTCGCACAACGCTGGCGACGAAATCGATTGCAACGAAGCCGAGGCGGCGCGCTATATTGCGGCCGGTATTGCCGAGCCAATCGAGGCCGCAAAGGTTGAACGTGCCGTCAAGAAACCCAAAACCCGCAAGGCGGTTTTGAAGGGATAACCTAATGGTCAAGCCGCTTGCAAGCCACCACGCCCTTGAGATTGTGGATGCACCACTGATCACGCCAGTCTCGGTGGCAGAGGTCAAGGAACAGTTGCGCATTGAAACTAGCGATAGCGATGCAATAATCACACGCCTAATCAACGTGGCGGTTGCATACACCGATGTAAAAGGCGCGCTTGGCCAGGCAATGATTTCGCAAAAGTGGGCGCAATGGCTTGGGCCAAATCCAACGCAGCAAGTCGTTCTTATTCTTGGCCCGGTCCAAGCGGTCAACGCTGTTAAATACTACGACACCGACGGCAACTTGCAGACCGACACGATAGGAAACTATGAGGTTTTCGGCACTGAGTTTTCCACAAAGGTTGGGCCAAAAGATGGCTTTTCATGGCCGGTGACGCAAAACCGCGAAGACGCAATCAAAATTGAGTACACAATCGGCTATGGTGACGCGGCGTCGGATGTGCCGGACACAATCCGTCATGCGCTAATGATGCTGATCGGGCATTGGTA